CAACAACAACACCGGCAGCTGCGCCATGCTGCTCGACCTGCTTTACAACATGTGCGCCAACGAGGCCAACCAGGACGAGGTGTACCAGTGGATGCTGCGCTGGCTGGCTTACCCGCTGCAGCACCCGGGCGCCAAGATGCAGAGCGCCATCGTGGTGCATGGGCCGCAGGGCACGGGCAAGAGCCGGTTCTTTGAGGCTTACGGCAAGATTTTTGGCAAGCACGCGCGGGTGTTGGGGCAGGAGGCGCTGGAAGACAAGTTCAACGCCGATTGGGCCGAGGCGCGGCAGTTCATTCTGGCCGATGAGGTGATGGCGCGCGCCGACATGTACCACATCAAAAACCGGCTCAAGGGAATGATCACCAGCGAGACCATCCGCGTCAACCCAAAAAACGTGGCGGCGCACAACGAGCGCAACTGCATGAACATTGTGTTCTTGTCCAACGAGCGCATGCCGCTGGTGTTGGAGGAAGACGACCGGCGCCACTGCGTGATCTGGGTGCCGCCCAAGCCCGATGACGGTTTCTTTGCCGCGCTAAACGAGGAAATTGACAACGGCGGCATTGTGGCGCTGCATGACCACCTGCTGCGCCTGGACCTGGGTGACTTCAAGCCCTGGACCAAGCCGCCCATGACGGGCAGCAAGCGCGATTTGATCCAGCAAAGCCTAAGCAGTGAAGACCGCTTCATTACCGCCTGGCTGGCGGGTGATGTGGATGGCCACGGCGGCGAGGCGCTGCCGTTTTGCCCGTGCCTGGGCTCGCACCTGTACCAGGCGTACGAGCATTGGTGCAGCAGCATTGGCGAGCGCTCACGGCGGGCGCAGGAGCTGATTGGCCTGGCCGCCAAACGGCAGGGCTGGCACGCCGGCAAAACGCAGCACACCTGGACCAGCCTGGTCGACCCCAAGGACAAGGTACGCAAGATGGTGGTGCCCAGCGATGCGGACATGGCGGCGGCGCTCAAGAAAAAGCCGGGCAAGGAACAGGCGGCGCTGATGCCTGACAAATTTGACACCAAAGCGCAGTGGATGACCGCCGGGGTGTTTGCCTTTGAGAGCGCGCTGGGCAGCAAAAACCGGGGCGACTACCCATGAAAAACCCAATGAAACGCTTCAAACCCCCAATGAAACGCTTGATGAAACCATGCAAGTCATTGATTTTAAACAATGAAACGCTTGGAAACGCTGAAACGCTTCACCGCGCATGTGGGCGCACATGCGAGTGCACACATGCCAAAGCCAAAAAAATAATCTCCTACATACACGCGACAAGCGTTTCATGCGTTTCCATGCGTTTCATACCAATGAAAATTAATATTTTGAAGCGTTTCATCAAGCGTTTCATTTCGGATTCAAGCGTTTCATTGGCCGGAGTCGCCGCATGAATGCCGCAAAACGGGTGACCCAGGCCGAATTTGCCCGCCTGACCGGCGTGAACCGCAGCACCGTGACCCGCTGGGTGCAAAACGGCCGCAGCCAGGCCGACGTGCACGGCCTGCTTGACCCGGTGGCCGCTGCCGCCATGCGCGACGCCACCGAGAGCCCCGAGCCGCACCACCAGGCGCGCAAGGCGCAATTTGACGAGGCCCGCGCGCAAACCATGGCGGGGCAGGGCGCAACACCCGGCGCAACGGGCGCAACAGCAGGCCAAAACGGCCCGCAGGCGCGTTTTTCTGACGCCGGCGGGGGTGAGGCCATGCCCCAGGCTGAAAAGCTCGGCATTGCCCTCAAGCTGGAAACCTACAAACTGCAAAAAGCCAAGGCCGAGACCGCCAACATGGAGCTGGACAAACTGGCCGGCGTGCTGGTGGAGCGCGCCGAGGTCGACTTTGTGCTGGCCGACCTGGCCAACACCCTGCGCGCCCAGCTGGAAAACCTGCCCGGGCGCCTGGCCGGCCCGCTGGCCGCGCTGCGCAGCGACGCCAACCTGATCCACACCGCGCTTGACGATGCCCTGCGCGACGTGCTGCTCGACATGGCCGCCGCCATGAAACAAAAAACGCAGGGGCTCACCCAATGAAAACCCCAACATACGCGGGCATCCCCACCGCGCGGCCTGGGGGCAAGCAGGCCTGGATAACCGACGGTGCGCACTTCGCCGTCAATCGGGAGCAAGTGACAAGGGCCGCACCACCGCAGCGCGCAAGCGTCAAGACCCTATGCGGTGGCACTTACATCAACCCAAGGACACCATGACCCACCCATCGCCCACCGCCGTGCGCGTGCACGACCAGATCGAAACCCTGCCCATTGACGCGCTGGTGCCCTACGCGCGCAACAGCCGCACGCACAGCGCCGAGCAGATCGCGCAGATCGCGGCCAGCATCCGCGAGTTCGGCTTTACCAACCCGGTGCTGATCGACGACGCGGGCGGCATCATTGCCGGCCATGGCCGCGTGCTGGGCGCGCGTGCCGTGGGCCTGGCAGAGGTGCCCTGCCTGCGCCTGGTGGGGTTGAGTGAGGCGCAAAAGCGCGCTTATGTGATTGCCGACAACAAACTGGCGCTGAATGCGGGGTGGGACGACGCGCTGCTGGCCCTGGAAATGCGCGACCTGCAGGGCATGGACTTTGACCTGGGGCTGCTGGGGTTTGACACCAGCGAGATCGACCAGATGCTGGCCGGGCTGACACCCGTCACCGAAGCCGCGCCCAGCAAGACGCAAGAGATTGACACCGACAGTTACCAGCTGGCGCACCGCTGCCCCCGCTGCCAATTCGAGTTTGACGATGAAAAAGCCTGACTGCGCCTGGAACCTGACCGACCTGGCCGCCGTGCCCAAAAACGGCGTCAAGGTGATGAGCACTTTTGCCTGCGGCGGCGGCAGCAGCATGGGCTACAAGCGCGCCGGCTGCGAGGTGATCGCGGCCAACGACATCGACCCCGAGATGGCCTGGCACTACAAGCTGAACATCAACCCGAAGCACTATTTTTTATGCCCCATCAATGAACTGCTGACCAAGGAACTGCCGCCCGAGCTGTTTGAGCTGGACATTCTGGACGGCTCGCCGCCGTGCAGCACCTTCAGCATGGCCGGCAGTCGTGAAAAAGCCTGGGGCAAGGATAAGCACTTTCGCGAAGGCCAGGCCAAGCAGGTGCTGAGCGACCTGTTTTTTGACTACCTCGACCTGGTGGGCCGGCTGCGCCCCAAGGTGGCCATAGCTGAAAACGTCAAGGGCATGCTGATCGGTAACGCCAAGGGCTACACCAAGCTGATCATGGCGCGTTTCAAGGAGTTGGGCTACCGCCCGCAGTTGTTTCTGATCAACAGCGCCGACTGCGGCGTGCCGCAAAAGCGCGAGCGGGTGTTTTTCTGCGCCGTGCGTGATGACATCGACGCGTCGCCGCTGAAGCTGGCACCGACGCACCGCTGGATCAGCGCAGGAGAGGCGACCGAAGATGTACAGACATTAACAAAGGAAGAAACGGACGAAGCCTGCATAAAAAGATACGCCATTGGTAAGGCTTGGTATTTATTAAAAAGGGGCGAATACACAGGAATGGGTTTTCAGTATTCAATGCCAGATCCAAATAAGCCATCACCAACACTTACCGCAGCGATTGGTGGGGCGTCATGCGCAAGTGTGGTTCATTGGAATTACCCTAGAAAACTTACTTTACGCGAAGCAAAACGCCTCGGCAGTTTCCCTGACGACTACACCGCCAAAACCGACAAGATCGGCAAATACATGATCGGCATGAGCGTGCCGCCCAAGATGACCGAGCAGGTGGCGCGCGCTGTCTGCCAGCAATGGCTGGGCGTGGTTTACCCATGATCCCCCGCCGCAGCGCCACCCCCATTCCGCACGCCCGCGCGCATTTTTACGCGGTGCTTTCCCGCGCCATTGCGCCGCGGCCGATCACCACGGTGAGCAGCTGGGCGGACAAGTACCGCATTCTCACCAGCAAGTCGTCGGGCGAGGTGGGGCAGTGGCGCACCGACCGCACGCCGTACTTACGCGAGGTGATGGATTCGCTGAGTAGCAGCCACGCGGCGCAGCGGGTGGTGCTGATGTTCGCGGCGCAGCTGGGCAAGGCGCTTGACCTGGACACGCCCATACCAACACCGGCCGGGTGGACCCGTATGGGTGATTTGCAGGCGGGCGACACGGTGTTTGATGACTGCGGCAAGCCCACGCGCGTGCTGCTGGCGTCTGAGGTGTTTCACGACCGCGATTGCTACCGGGTGGAATTCAGCGACGGCAGCAGTGTGGTGGCCGACGGCGCGCACCGCTGGACGGTGGCTGATGAAATTGACTACCGCAAGCGCGTCAACGTGACGTTGACCACTCTTGAAATTTCAAAAACCTTCAAGCACAAAAACCGCAACCGCTATGCCATACCCTGCGCCCAGCCGCTTGACTTGCCGGATGCAGCCCTGCCAATCGACCCCTACACGCTTGGCGTTTGGCTGGGGGACGGCAACACCATGTCGGCGCAATTCACGCAGCACCAGGACGATGCGCCTGAGCTGGTGGCGCGCATTCAGGCCGCCGGGCACCAGGTGCATGAGCGGGCCAACCGCAATGGCACGCTGACGCTGCAAATTGACCCGCAAGGGCCGCGCGATGGTATGTGTCGTCGCGGCCATGTTTTGGCTGATGTTGGGACTTACCTGGCAAAAAGCCATGGAAAGATCAAACCGACCTGTGCTGAGTGCCAGCGGCAAGCGTCAAAAAAAAGCCAATACGGTTTTGTTGTTGACCCCATTACGCGGCCATCGTTTTACAGTCGTTTGTACGGATATGGGCTGATTGGCAACAAACACATTCCGACGGCATATTTGCGCGCGTCCGTGGCGCAGCGCATGGAGCTGCTGCGCGGCCTGATGGACACTGACGGCCATGCGCCCAAAAAAGGCAGTTGCTGCGAGATTTCATGCTCCTACCCGGCGCTGGCCAGCGGAATCGCGGAATTGATCCGCTCGCTTGGGTTTAAACCCAATGTCAAAGCATTCCAGCCCAAAGGTGGGAACGCCGCCGAAAAAATAACCTTCATTGCCTACGCCGACTGGCCGGTGTTTCATTTGGCGCGCAAAAAAGGCGCACTCAAACCCATGTGCAACGGGCGCGCCACTGAAACACAGCGCCGCCGCATCACCGCTGTTGTGCCGGTAGCCAGCCGCCCGGTGCGCTGCATTGCGGTAGAGGCGCCATCGCACTTGTTTTTGGCTGGCCAGGCCATGATTCCAACGCACAACACCGAGGCGGCGATGAATTGGATTGGTTATGTGATCCACCACAGCCCGGCGCCGATGCTGGTGGTGGTGCCGACCTTGGAGGTGCGCAAGCGCTGGGTGCGGCAACGGCTGGACCCGCTGTTGAACGAAAACCCGGTGATCCGCGCGCTGATGGATGGGCGCCGCCAGCGCGACGCGAGCAACAGCGAGGATATGAAAGACTTTCCCGGCGGCATGCTGGTGCTGGGCGGGGCCAACAGCCCGGCGTCGCTGTCCTCCATGCCGATCCAGTACGTGGTGTGTGATGAGGTGGACCGCTTCCCCTGGGAGGTGGCCGCCGAGGGCGACCCGCTGGGCCTGGTGGACGAGCGCACCAAGACCTTTCCTCGCCGAAAGGTGCTGCTGGTGAGCACACCCACGGTCAAGGGCAGCAGCCGCATCGAGGGCGAGTACCTGCGTAGCGACATGCGCCAGTACCATGTGCCGTGCCCGCATTGCCAAGAATTTCAAGTGCTGGCGTGGAAGCGCCCCGACGGGCGTTATGGCCTGACTTACCTTCCGGCCAGCAAGCGCGTGGTTTACAACTGCATGCACTGCGGCGCTGACATCGAGGAGCATCACAAACCCGCCATGCTGGAGCGCGGCCAGTGGATACCGCGCCACCCGGAGCGCGCCACGCGCGGGTATCAGCTCAGCGGCCTGTATTCGCCGCTGGGTCTGGGCTTTAGTTGGGCCGAGCTGTGGGCCAAGTGGCAGGACTGCCATGGCGACACGGCCAACCTGAAGCGGTTTGTCAACACCACGCTGGCCGAGACCTGGACCGAGGCGGGCGACAACATCGATGACATCGCGCTCATCAGCCGGCTGGAGGACTACCCCGACACCCTGCCGCTGCTGGCCCGCACCGCTTTCGTTGACGTGCAAAAGGACCGGCTGGAGATGACCGTGGTGGACTGGGGCGCGGACGAGGAGAGCTGGGCGCATGACCACATCATCCTGCCCGGCGACACAGCGCAGCAGGATGTGTGGGACGCGCTGGCCGATGAGCTGGACGGCCTGCACCTGGACGCTCTGGGCGTCGACTCGGGCTACAACGCCACGCAGGTCTATGCCTTTGTGGCGGGCAAAAAGTGGGCCTATGCCACCAAGGGCATCCCGGGCATGCAGCGCCCGATTGCCGAGGACGAAAAAACCCGCCGCCAACGGCTGCGCAAAAAGGTCAAACGAAAGGTGGTGGTGGAGCCCGTTGGGGTAGACAACGCCAAGGCGCTGCTGTACGCACGCCTCAAGCAAGACAAGCCCGGCAAGGGCACGGTGCATTTCCCGCGCCGCCCGGCGTTTGATGATGAGTATTTTGCCCAGGTGGCCGCCGAGAAGCTGATTACCAAAATGCACGGCACGCGCCCGCACCAGGAGTGGGTGCAGACGCGCCCGCGCAATGAGGCGCTGGACTGCCTGGTGGGCAATTTGGCGGTGCTGCGCATTGGCGTCAAGCTGGGCGAGCTGGCCGAGCGCGCCGCGCGGGGCGAGGTGGTGCACAAGGCCACGGCACATGCGCTGCGCCAAGCGCAGGCACCCGCCGACAAACCCGACGCGCCCCTGGCCGCCTATGCCAGCCCGGCGCGCACCCCGATCAAACCAAAAACCCCGCCCGCGCTTGTGCGCATGACCGACCAACCCAACACCAAAGGATGGGACTTTGAACGACGCGATTAACCCCGAGGCTTTGAGCCTGTGCCACGACATGACCTGCATTCTGGTGGAATGCCACCGCGACCG